ATTTAAATACTCCATATTATCAAGAATGGGATGTGTATGGCAAAACATCAAATGGATATTGGTCAAGTAAATCTTGGCAACCACAATATGATTTTTCAGAACTTGATATCAAACCCCTTAAAACAATTAATGACAAAATTAGAAAACCATTAATTAAAAAGAGAGAAGAGTATGCTCGAAAGAAAAACATAAAACGTAAATGGGAAGTATATAGATGCACTGTATGCTGCCACGAAAATGGTGCTTTGGGTTCTACTGCTGATATTGCAATATTTAACAACCCAGGACCAGTTGGCGGTAAAACATATAATACTTTATTTGGAGTTACGGGATTATACTCAGATTATCAGCAATCCTATAAATTAGCAGCAGCTGGATCTTTCACTGATTTGTTAAATTATCAATCTGGAAATACTTTCTACGAAAGAGGATTAACTTATTCTTATGATTTATCTAAACCACCATATAACGAATCATTAGGACAATTTTTTAATATTACTGGTCCTCAAGCACCAACTGCGTATGTAAAGTACGTAATCGGTAGAGCAACTAATCAATATAATGTTATTATTAAAAAAATAAATGATCGAATTACAGATCTTCAAGATTTTATATCAAATAGAGCTCCAATTTATAAACAAGTTGCAGATTCAATTTTTCAAAGTGTTTTGTTAGATAAAGTATCAGATCATGTAAGACCTATTGATCTTTCACAAGGATTTAAATATGTGGGAGATGCAATTGTTGGAGAAGTTATAACTGATTGGCCAATTAGTTCGCAAGAATTTGGAATGGTTCCTGCTACACGTATTCCTACAAACAAAGGAGTAGGTCAGGTAATTTTTGGATCTAATCCGTCTTCTTTACAAAATACTCTTGAATTTAAAGGAACAAATTTTGATAATTTAGCATGTGCTAGTTGCTATACTAATGGAGTCCTCTGTGTTAATATACAAACTCCAGAAGAATGTACACAATATTTAACAACGGTTGGTGAATGTCCAAATATTACACGTGAATTTTTAGAAAGTAGAGGATATTCTGACTGTGGTTCTTGTGGCGGAACAGAACCACCACCAGGGGGAGATTGTTGGTTTTGTGAATATGAATGTGTAGGTCCAACTCCATGTAACTCGGGTGGTCTAGGATATCAAACACTAGAATCATGTATTGTAGCGTGCGGAAATGCTCAAATTAATTGTTGCTTAGGTGGTCTTTGTACACAAACCACTGCAACTGATTGTGAATTGCGTGGCGGATTTGTTGCGCCAGATGAAAGTTGCAATTCATGTTTTAGTGGAGGTGGCGGTGGAGGAGGAAATCAAGGCCCTCCAGGCCCTCCAGGCCCTCCAGGCCCTCCTGGTCCAACAGGTCCAACAGGTCCAACAGGTCCAACAGGTCCATCTGCTTTGCCAACAGAAGAAGATCTTAAATACGTTTCTCCACAATTATTAGTTAATTGTTCAACTGATCCTGTTGTTAGAGGTTATATTAAATATACAACTTCTACAACTCCACAATACAGTCCAGTATATCTTTATGCTGCTCCTTATTTGTGGGATTATGATACTAAAGATTGGTCTTACATAGATTATGGATCAGATTCAGGACTGTTTCCAGCAATTGTAGATTCTGATATTGTTTCTACAACTAGAAACTGTTTACAAGCAGGAAAATGCTACAACACTACATGTTTAAGTTCTTCTGCAATTGAAGTTCTTAGACGAACTTGTGTTGCAGAAATTCAAGTTCTTAAGGTTGAACTTAAATTATTTGAATATTTACGAGATCAAATTGTTGATCAGTATACAGCAAAATGGAATGCTTCATATACTGAATGGTATAATAGAAATGCATTTTTCTTTTCTAAAAAACCAGGAACAAATATATTCAAAACAAGCGAAACTCCAACTATACAGTCTCCACTTTCTCTTGAAAATATTAAATCAATTACAAGAAAAGAAATTCGTGGAAGTAGATACGAGTTATTAGCAAAAGCAGTTGGAATAACAGGAGCATCTGCTGGTTCTTGGATTTATAACATATATTTTTCTGGTGATATGGGATCAACTTTACATCCTTACTACGATCAAGGATACAAAGAAGATTCGTACATTACATCAAGAAAACCTCACGTCTGGTTTAGTTTTTCTGATTCAGACGCTACCGATGATTCTTCATTCTTTGTAGACAATACATCTTTTAGTTCAACATTTGGTCCTTCATACAAAGGAGATGAATCAGTTGAAGCATCAGTAATACATGTTGGTGTTGGTGATTTAAATAATATTATTAATTATGGAAATAGAACAATAGATCAATATGGTTACGCACAATCAGATCTATCTGATACTACTGCATACTCAACCACTAGCGATTTTAAAAATGCATTTAATTTTTATAACACGACTGATAAAAAACCACCAAACATAAAGAAAGAACAAATTAGTTCTTATGTAAGAATAGAATTTAATACACCAATTGGATTAGACCGAGCAAAAGATTTTCCAAATGGGTTTGTACGAGATGCTGGATCTGAATATTTCTTGCCATACATTGTAAATTTAACTTCTGGTCCGTTTGGAAGACAAGGCGTAAAATATAACGTTGCTGTTATAGGAATGGATCCTTATGGGTTTGATGTTGCTGTTAAGAAAATTAAAGACGACTTACCTACTAATAGAAAATTATTGGGAGTGGATAAGGGAAATTATTACGATTGGTGGAATCACGATACTGGTTCTGTTCTTGCTAAAACAGATTATTTAACATCTGATTACAATGGAATGGATCTGTGGCCTGAAGTTGGGTTTGAAACAGATTATCCTTATTATGCATACGACCCAATGCAAGAAGATTTACATGGTGGAGGTTTTGATTTAGATTATCATCTTGGTGGTGGTTATTATTTCGAAAACGAATCACAAGATTGGATGGAATCATTATATCATTACGGAATGAGTTCTGGAAAACAATTTGATCCTCTTTATAGAACATCTGTTCTTGGATCTTATATTCTTCCAAACAGTTATAGAAAACTAAAACCACATAGATCTTGGTGGTCGCTATTTGTTCCTAGAAATCTTTTTATTCCAATACGATTTGCAAATATGTTCAAAACTCCAAACACAAAAGCAAGAGATTACTTTGGAGGAAAAGGAATATTTACCATATCTCCTAATTATTGGAGAAACTGGTATGGAAGTGAATTTGAAACTTGGTTGGAACTTTCAGACAACCAATCAGTACAAGATTTGTTTGAGACAGAAGCACCAAATATAACATTCTTTGTTGGAGATCAAGAAAACAATTCTTCCATATCTCCACATAATACATCATTAAATGGTTATTTTAAAGAATCGTTAATGAATTATTTGGCAGGAAATTATATTCTTTATAGACCAGGTTTAGTTGCAACTGATCTATGGAAATATGACTTGAGTGGAGAAACAGAATATGGTTTAGTTACTCCACCAGTAGACACCGAATATGAATTTTTTGATCGCAATTTTGCAATGCAGTTTACTGTATTCGCAAAAGGAAATAGAACATGTGAAGACTTGGGACTAAAGTGTTCAAATCAAAACGCACTGCTGAACGGAAAAGTACAATCAGCAGGAGGTTGTACTGCTGATCCATATTGTAATTGTCCAGCAAAAAATTTAATGCCATCAGAACCAGAACCAACATATCTTGAATTGCATAATCTATACAATGAAATAAATGAATGCACATTAGTGCAAGAGCATCTTGGATCTGATTGGTTGGGTTGTGAATTTTCAGATTTTAATTCAAGTTTAAGTTGCAATTGTCCAGAACAAGGAAAAGAGTTTAAGAAGTATCTTGAATATAATAGAACATATTCTACATTCTGGAACGTTCCAAAAAATCTTCCCTTATACAGAACTGCGCAAGTTAATCAATTAAATTCTCAAAAGGTTAAAATTCGCATTCCGCCGAATGATAAAATTAATATTGGATCTTTAGTTGAAGTAATTATTCAAAATGATATTCCAGAAGAAACAACAAATCAATATAAAAAGATATCAGGAAAATGGTTAGTTTCAGAAATTGAACATTTAATGTTTGGAACTTTGGGTTATTATATGAATGTAACTCTTGTTAGAAATAGTTTACATTATGATCCAAATTTATCACAAGCACCAAAAGCGGTATTTGGAAATCAAGATAAGCAGGAATAAATATTAATATGCTAATTAAAAATTTACAATACACCGACATACCTTTTTTTATTAGTAAAAACGGATTCACGAACGATTTAAACGTAATCAGAGATCTAGGAGCAATTCGCCAATCTATTAAAAATATTATTATGACTAATAATGGAGAGAGATCGTTCGATAACGCATTTGGTTGTAGTATTTACAATTATCTTTTTGAAAATTTTACAATAGACATGATTGTAAAGGCACAATCTACTATTGCTGGAAATATACAACGATATGAGAGCGGTCGGGTTGGTATCAACGATATAAAAATATTAAATGTTCCTGCTGAAAACAAAATAAATATTATTGTAGATTACAATATTCCAGACGCTGGAATTTCTGACATCATATCAGTTAGCATACTAAGGACAAGGTAATGGCAAATAATACACCTACAAATCTGGGAAGTTTAGAATTTTCTCAAATTAAAACCAATCTGACTGATTTTTTAAGATCACAATCAGAATTTAGCGGATATAATTTTGAAGGAAGTGCTCTTCAGACAATTATTGATTTGTTAGCATACAATACTTTTTATTATGCTTATTATGCAAATATGGTAAATGCAGAAGCATTTTTGGACAGTGCTCAAAAAGAAGACTCAATAATATCTTTATGTAAACCATTAGGTTACACCGTTCCATCTAAAACTTCAGCAAAAGCATTGGTTAGAGTTAGCGGAGCAGGAACAATTCCAGGAATTACTGCTGGAACTTTATTTTCCACAAATGATGAAAATGGAGTAGCATATAATTTTTATAACTTAGATTATATTCCATTAGTAGATGGAGTCAGTGAAAATTTTTATGTATATGAAGGATCAGCATATGTAAATTTTGATGCCATACCTACATTTGATTACACTAATCAAAAAGTTTCTATTGCTGTTCAAGATTTTGATCTTTCTACAATTAAAGTTTCAGTAAGTGAACAAATAGACGAAGTGACAGAATACACATCAGATTGGGTAAAATTAAATAACATCGGATACGTTTCACAAATTGATGATAATATCTATTTTGTTGAAAGAACTTCTTCTGGATTTGCAATCTTGTTTGGATCTACTAATTCTTTAGGTAGAACGATTGGCGACACAATCAACAAAATTCAAATACGATATTTAAAAACAAGCGGATCCGCTGCAAATAACTTATCAATATTTACTTGTCCCCAAATAGCAAATTCAATAGTAACCACAACTACAACTTCTTTTGGAGGAAAAGATGCACCAGATTTAAATTCAGTTAGATTTGTTGCTCCAAAATATTTTGCTTCACAGGAAAGAGCGGTAACAGTAAATGACTATAAAGCATTACTAATTGAGGCAGGATACTTTACTGATGATACTGAATTTAATGTTTTTGGTGGGCAAGATTTAACTCCTGCCAGATTTGGAAGAGTGTTTGTAACTACAAACAATCCATTGAATGATGCGGATATAGATCAGTTTATTAATTTCTTAAAAGAAAGAAGTATAATTACTGTTCTTCCAGAATACGTGGTTTCTAACTCATTAAATTTATTTGTAGATTTTAAATTTAGTTTAGGAGCATCTACACAAAATATTGCAAGTAATCGTTTACTAGCAAGTCAATTGACAAGATCAGTATTCAATAATAATTATAGTAAAAATAAAAAATATAACGTAACATTTAGTGCTTCTGATTTTATCAATGAATTAGGTAATAATTCAAATATGATGATCAAGACTTTGGTCATTAATCCAGATAATTTTACAGTTTATGTTTATCAGCAATTACTTTCTGACAATAATTATGTGTTTAATTTAGGAAATGAATTAGAACTTCCTCTCTCAACCCCAACCGCAATAACTGAACCATTTGATTGCGAGTTAGATGGAATTAAAACATCAACAACTGGTAAAAAAGCAATTTTAAAAATGTATGCAACTACATTAAGTGCTAAAAATACACAACAATATCTTCAATTGTGGTCTATTGATGCAAATGGAGTAGAAGAGCAGATTTCTGGAACAAGTTATGGTACATTTGTAGCATATAAAGGTTCAATTACAATTCCAGAAGGAATTATTGCAAACACCGCTGTGTTAAATGCTAAATTTAAAAATAAATCAGTTTCTATTGGATTAAATAACTTAGTAACTTTAAATGTAAATAATATTACGGTAATATAATGTTATCAACTACCCTAAATTCCCAACAAGATACTGTAAACTCAAAACTTGCTGAATTAGCAGCAGCAATTGATCAATTAAATACATTAGTATTTGATAATACAACTTGTGGAACAAATTACAGCATTACAAATCAAATACCTCTTTGGGTAGTTTATGAAAAACAAGAAAGAGAAAATGCTGGAAATTCTGGGTTATCTATATTTGATTTTATACAAAAATATTACGATTGGTTATATTGTGATGTTTCTGGATATGAACTAAACACCAATCTTATTGATTTAATTGACATAGAAAAAACAAGAACAACTTTTTTAGAAAGATTATCACAAATTTATGTTGATGGATTTGATCTCCAAGGACTTCAACATAATGGCGGATTAATAACTTCTGAAAATTTGATCAAATTTATTAAAGCAATTCGTAGAAATTTTTATCATAAAAAAACAACAGAAGATGGAATCAGATATCTGTTTAAAACGTTATTTGGATTAACAGATGAAGATATAAAAGTAGAAATTCCAAAGAAAAATATTTTAAGATTAAATGGTGGTAAATTTTATGATGAAAATTTTAAATTTACAGGAAGAACAGGATCATATGATCTTCTTGGAGTTTTAAGTGGTAGTTATTTAAATGGTTCTCGTATCCAGGATGGCAATTGGATTCAAGATTGGTCTTATCTTCTGAGTGTTGGAATAGTAGCATCACAATATAAAGACACATATCTAAACATAGCACATCCTGCTGGTCTTAAAATAGTATTTGAAAAAACATTAGCAGATTATCAAGGTCCAACATATGATGAAACCATACCATTTGTATGTGAACTCCCAAGACTTTCAAATTATGCTCCATATGGTATTTCTTTTAATTATTCTGGAGTAACTGCTGGTATAACATATAATTCTGGATGGTCTGGAATTGCAGGAATAACTTTTGTTGGATTGACATATTCAACAGGATGCTGTGGATCGTCTTATTCTGGATTTACTGGACCAACATATCTATTTCCTAACTGGACAGAGCAAACAAACGTATTTAATTTTAAAGATCTATATATTGGTACAATGCTAGAAATGTGTTATCCTTCTACTATAGGATCGCCAAATTCTGGAACATCATGCCCATAACATAAAGCGAAGCAACTATGAGTATTAAAAGTCAAAACATAAAAAATTTTATAAATCAAACAGGAACAGATAAACAATTATTTGTTTTTGTTGGATCAGACACAAATAATACAAGTTCTGATTCTACACAAACAGAAATTGATATATGGAATAATTCAGACTTTGCTTTACGAGTAGGACAAAATAGTGTGTCTGCTGTTGTTCCTAATCACAAATGGGTAGAAAAACGATCATATTCTCCGTGGATTTCTAATAGAAAAAATACTGGTAATTTTTATGCATATAATGATCAAAATGGTTATGTTTATCTATGCATATCTGATAATTCTAAAAATACAATAACTGCAAATAAAAATATTTCAAATATAAGACCAACTCATACTGCTGGAATCGAATCATACTCTGATGGATATTCGTGGTTGACATTATACAAAATCACTCCATCTCATGAAAGATTTGTAACTTCCAAGTGGATTCCAGTAATCTCCTTTGATACTTTTGATTCTTCGGATCAACAAACTCAACTGGCAAAGACACAGACTTTTTGCGATTACTCTACAGG